ATCGCTCCCCAATTTCTAGCAGGGATAGCAGGATAGAGTTTACGCTGAGTGTTATAGCTCGCTTGCGTGAGGTGGTCGATGACTAGATCTATTTCTTTATTTGTTATCATGCCCTACAGTATAGGGAGGAATCGTGTGCCGTCAAGCCCCAATAGCATAAAAATTAAAGTTTTTTTCTACAGATACCCCACCCCATTGTTAAAACTTTTGGTCGTAGATATAACAAAACAAGCGGGGGGGAGGGTTTTCTCAATCTCCCAACCCAAATTCACGATTGGAAATTACCTAAGTCCAAAAAAATACGAGACCCTATTTCTATAGGGGTAAATGTTTATTTTGGGGCTAGTATATTAGCTGACTGAGTAAAATGCCAGTAGCTGTTCCACAACAAGCCCCTAACGAATAAGTTATTTTTTCGCTTAATTTAGAGAAGGCAATACCCTGTATGTTAAAACACCACACAAAAGATATAAGAAATCCAACAAAGATAGCCCCAGCCACCTTACCTTGTGAAATTTGCCAAGTGTTTAAGCAAACGAGAGTAACTTGTATCCAAGCGTATAGGAATCTTTTCATAATTTTATTACATTGTTTTTGCGCAATTAGTCAGCACGAACAATAGAATCACCGCACCACATGCATACATGAGCATTGTTTGCCAGAAATCTTTATTCTTCCAGAAGGTCATTGAACCATACTTAGTAGAGCATACGCAAGATTTACTTTTATTTTGTTTTGATTTATTCATTGTCATTAAAGTCTAGCTCCACCAGGAATCGAACCTGGAACGCAAGATTAGAAGTCATGTGTTATATCCGTTTAACTATGGAGCCAAATTGCTATTTACTAGCTTAATAAAGTCAACAAATTCTTCGTGGGTCATATCTCCTTTTGCTTGATTAGCTTCTTTGGAAATAATTTGTAAATTTTCTAAAGTATTTTCACCTGCCCTTGAACGTGGAACAATATGATCATATTGATATTCCTCTGGACGAGTCCAGCATAAAGTCTTTCCAGTGTATCTACAAGTAAAAGTGGTATTGGATTCTGTTATACCGTATTTTTCTTTAACATACTTTATTTTAGTTTTTTGTTCCATTGTCTCACATTTGTGGTGTTTTGAGAAATTCTTTAATCTATTCCTATTAGTAGCATGAGCTTCTTTAAATGTCAAGTCTTTTATTTTTGTTTTTTGTTTGTTTTCTGTTTTGGAGCAAAAGAATCGAGATATGTTCCTACAATTCTTTACTTCATAGTCTGGAATCTTTTTTTTCCTTTCTTGAGCTTTCTTTAGTTGTTTATCTGGATCTAAGTGCCAGCATACAGTAGATCTAGCACAACCTAGCTCTCTAGATATCTCACCTTGATTTAAACCTTTGTAACTTAGTTCTAATATTTTTTCCTTAAGCATTAAAGCAAATAATGCACAAAGCCCCAACCATGTCAACAAAAAAAGCCGCCCCCGATTAAAAGGACGACTTTAGCTAATTTTCTATTTTAATTAAGCGGTTTTATCTTTACTAGCTCTCCACTTGTCAGCATGTAGTTTGCACCAAGAATCTTGGGCACTTTTCATACCGACGTCATGACCAGCCCTTTCAGACTCAAACCACTTGTGTTTTAGTATTTCTAATTGTTCAGCCTTATGCAGTGCAATCTCATACGCGACTCTCAATCCACTCTTCTTTGAATTACGATTGTAATAAGGAGAAGCTTCAAGAAGTATTGCTGCGACGAGAATAGAAAGCACAAGCCAAACGCTTGCATATGTTAGTAGTTCCATGAAGTCTTATATTACAGTAGAAATCGTGCCAATGTGAAATAAAAAAACAAAAAGCCCCGAAAATCCTGGGGATTAGGACTTTCGAGGCAAAATGTGTTACGACCGATAGCAAACACCGACCACGCGATTAAGCGAATGGGGGTAATAGTGTTACACAAGAATTTAAAAAAAAAGAAAAAAAAATTTTAAAGGGAAAAAGTGTAAAATAGTCTATGTTCGTAGGTTCGGAAGACGCAAAGGTAATAATACAAGGTGTAGCAATCACTGGCATTACTGATATATCATTCAGCAGTAACGTCGAAGAGAAAGCTGTGGTCTTGTTGGCTGATAGAGGTATAAACAGAAAAATAAATAATGGACATAATGTGCAATGCAAAATTTCTAAGCCATATTTAGGTAAAGACATGCTGCAAGAATTTACTGGTATAACTAATTTATCTGGACAATTCATTTATGGAACAGACGCATTAGACTTCAATCAGGGAACCATTTCTTCATATTCTATATCTGTGGACACGGACAGTTCCCCTAAAATATCTGTGGATATAAAAATATTTGGAGATTTTAAACCAACCACAACTATACAAACTAGCACACCAGACCATCAATTTGAAAATTTAGGCCCAGAATCTGCATTTATAAATGTTGAGAACAGAACCTCTATTTTGACAAATTTTTCTTATAAGGTCGATTTTGACGTTAAACCGACTTATGAGATAAGTTCAATAAAATCTTCGACCTCTAAAATATTATCCCCTATAAAGTATTCTGTATCGGCAGATATGTTAATGGACGAACAAGAATTTGTTGATATGACTGGTTTGATGCAGTCAGAGACTTTTAGTAGACCCGTAACATTTGAGATGAAAAACGAAAGCTCCACGGTGTTAAATACATACAATATACCGAATGCCAGCATAAGTTCACAGTCGGCAAGTGTGGCAGCTGGAGATTTAGTAAAAATGTCTGTCACATACCAGGGGCTGGAGATAAATGTTTAACGAGGCACAAGAAAGTAATATAATACTTCAAGGTGTTCTTTTAACTGGGATAAAAGACATTAAGTTTGATTCGTCAGTGAATGAAAGCTCTACAAAATTATTAAGCAATCAAGGTATAAGAAGAAAAATTTATGGGCCCCAAAAAACCACCTGCTCGTTTTCAAAGCCTTATAATGGTAAAGATTTTATTCAAAGCTTAACTGGGGTAGCTGATTTATCTGGTCAATTTATATATAAAGATAATGCTATAGACTTTTCGGACGCAGTAATATCTAATTATAGCTTAAATTTAAATGAAGACGGTTTCGCCGAAGTGAGCGTAAAGCTACAGATATTTGGAGATACAAAGCCAACAACAAATTTACAATTAACTAATGCAGTTCAAGATTTTCCGATATTAAATAGAACTCCAAATATACTTTATTTTGATTTAGATGGGAAAAGTTCAGCAATAAAAAACTTTAAATATGATGCCTCTTTAAACCCCAAAAGCTCAAACATCATTGGTAGCACAAATTCTTCTAATATAGATTTTACATCCCCTGCAGTGCATAACATATCTGCCGATATAGAGATTTCGGGACAAGAGGTTGAAGATGTAACTGGTTTTTTGGATAATAGTAAATTAACAAAAAATATAGATATAGTATTTGGGGCCGAAGAAGATAGGTCAAAGATTAATAATATTTTATATATACAAAACCAAGTAAAGATTATTGAATCTAGTGGGTTTAAGGTGAATGATCTAGACTTTTCGATGGGCACCTGCGCATATAACGCATTTCAATTCAGTAAGGCTTCGATATCTAATCAAGATTTAAACGTTAAAGCTGGAGATGGGGTTCAGATAACAAATAAATATAGCGCATACAGCAATACAAGAAAAATAACAGGATCGATTCCGCTTCCAGGCGAAAATTTATCATCCTCCCAACATTATAAAAAGATATTAAATAATTTTAATACACTCTTGGCTCGATCAAATACATTTACTTTTACAAACGAATTAGATTTCGAAAACAAATTTCGCGGGCAAGTACTATCGGATGAATTGATTAATTTAAACTTGTTCAAAAACTTAATTGATTTCGAAAACCAGTCTATTGGGGATACGGGGATAATTAGCTTTAAGCAAATTATAGACTTAATTGATTTCGAAGATCAGTCTCTTGGAGAAACTGGAATGATTGATTTAAGCCTCTACAAAAATTTAATTGATTTTGAAGATCAGTCTATTGGAGAAACTGGATTGATTGATTTAAGCTCGTTCGAAAATTCAATTTCAATTGATTTCGAAAATCAGCAAGTCGGATCAACGGGATTATTAAAAATACTGCAAGATGAAAATGATTTTGAAATTGCAACAGTCGGTGTGCATGAGAGATACGTTGTCGATCCACTAAATATACAAAAAGAGGATTTTGAAAACGAATCGATTGGGGGAACTGGATTGATCGAATTTGGACAGATCGAATTTGGAATGCAATCAAATTTCGAGTCTGAATCGATTGGGGAAACTGGAATGATCGAGTTTGGGCAGATCCCACTAAAAGAGGGTTTCGAAAACGAATCGATTGGAGAAACTGGATTGATAGATCTTGACCCCTTGAGAAGTTTAATTGATTTCTTTAATGAAGGAGATTTTGAGTCTGAATCTCTTGGGCAAATAGAAACCAACTTAATTAAATTAGACTTATCTGAAGTGGAATCATTTGAGACTTTCGCGGTTGGATCGACTGGATTAAACGAACTTGTAATTGACAATTTCTTTAACAAAACTGATTTCGAGTCCGAGCCTCTTGGAGAAGCTGGATTAAACGAGATTGTGCTTAACGATTTCTTTAATAAAACTGATTTCGAGTCCGAGACTGAAGGGTTGGTGGCGCTAAACGAACTTGTCATTAACGATTTCTTTGATCAAGTGGATTTTGAGTCTGAGATCATAGGAACAACAACTTTAAATCAAATTTTTGACGACAGCATTTATACTAATGAAACTAGCTTTGAATTAGAATCTCTTGGAGAAATTAGCACAAATTTGGTTTATTTGAAAATAATAGTGTAATAAGATATATGCCAGGCGGATTTATATTTGAAAAGGACATAAGCTCTGATTTTCAGGGTGGAAAAGATAAAAGTCTTATAATAGACCCTAATTACGCATACCAAGTGCCATTTAATTTTGGATCAGAAGCGTCAGATAGTTGGGAGGATATAAAGATAGGTATGTTTGTCAGTTATGTACAAACTGGAGCAGGGGTTGATTCGAATAATAATGCAATTAACGGAAATTCGGGAGTAACGAGTCAATCAACTTTCACTGCTGGAGGCATATCTGTTGATACTTTTAACTATGTCGGTATAATGAGATCAGGCGCAGCGGGAGATAATCCTTCTTTACCATTGACGACTGTTAATAGCGGCTTTTTAGGGCTCCAAGCAGATAAATTATATGTTTATGACGCCTCTACAAATAGTTACAATAAACTTATGCATAGTTCTGAAAGCGTAAATCTTTCAGACGGTGACGCGAGATTTATAGCCACTAACGGGGCCAACCTATTGGAAAGCAAGGAATTTAAAGAGAGCCAAGGTAATTTTAATGTCGTCGCGTTAAAAGACTCGGCGCAGATTTCTTCCACTGATGCTTGCACGGAGAACACGGGCCTTTTTTGCGATTATTGGGGAATGAGGTTTCAGGTACTTAACAAAGGTTTAGCCAATCAACAAATAAGATTTACAGCATCTATAAATGGAACTGCAGGCAACCAGAATAGTACAACTTCTTCAAGAGGCATATCGGATCCATCCCTAGCGAATTTGAAATCTTTAGTCAACGGAGTCGGCGAATTTAGCTATACAACTTCTACTCTAAATATGGGTGGTGCGACCGCGGGTTTTCAATGGAATGATGGCACAAGTGCTTACCCTATTCCAGATTCACTTTTCTTCTATAATGCTTTTCAAGATCTTAGGCCAAGAATTCACGCTTGGGCAATTAAAAAGATATCTTAAAGAGATGTAATGTCTAAATTAGAATTTAAACAATTAAATCAAAAAATAAGATTCAGGGAACGTAAATTTAAATTTACTGAAAATCAAGTAAATCTTTTAAAAACGACCTTAGACTCAAATACCAAGTTAATGTTTTTGGCTGGTCCAGCTGGCACGGCAAAAACTTACATGGCTGTTTATTGTGCTCTTCAGTCTATAATAGACTCAGGCCTCGAAAAAGATATACTCTACGTTAGAAGCATAGCTGAGAGCTCTCAAAGAAGCCTTGGATCATTGCCAGGATCTATAGATGAAAAATTTGGAGTGTTTGCTGCTCCATTCTATGACAAGCTGGAAGAGATGCTGGAAATTCAAGACATAAAACTTCTTAGAGAAAAAAAACAATTCGAATGTATTCCAGTGAATTTTGTAAGAGGAGCTAACTGGAATGACAGAATTGTAATAGTAGATGAAGCCCAAAATTTCACACAGGCAGAACTCTTAACAGTTTTAACAAGAATTGGAGAAAACTCAAAAATAATCATCTGCGGAGATATGATGCAAAGTGATATTAAGTTAAGTGGTTTTTCAAAAATATTTAACGCATTCGACGATGAAGAATCTAAAGAAAATGGAATCCATTGTGTGAAGTTTACAAATAAAGATATTAAAAGGAGCGAAATACTTAAATTTATCGTAGCTAAATTAGAAGATAAAATTTAAAAATTTATTTTTAAACTTATAATAAAATATGATAAAGTATTGTTCAGAATGCGGCACCAAACACGAATACAAATTTAGTCCACCTAAATTTTGTTCTAATTGCGGATCTCCAATGGGAGTTGCGCAAAACGAAGCTAAGCCTTTAAACAGAAACGTAGAAACTTTAAGAAAATCTAAAGCGCTAAGCGAAGATGAAACTGATGCTGAATTCGTACCAGACATTTCTAAGCTAGAGTACGATATAGAAGATTATGGAGCTAGTGTCCAGCAAACTATAGGGTCGCTAGGGGGAAAGTCGCCGCCCAAAAAAAGAAAAACTGATATAAAAAGACTAGAAGACATATTGTAATGTATTCATTTGAAGAAAAGCTCAAGGAAATTGAAGCTGCTCTAGAAAGAAAACGTTGCAAGTGGCATCTAGACGCAGTTACATATATCGATTACGATGACATTAAGCAAGTCATCATGGCACATATTTATAAAAAATGGCACCTATGGGATCAATCGAAACCAGTAGAACCGTGGCTTAGTAGGGTCGTGTCTAATCAATTCAAAAATTTATTAAGGAACCATTATGGCAATTATGTAAATCCGTGTCCAGATCAGCACCTAAGTGATCACGATCCATCCACATGTCCAATCTGTACAAAATGGCGCCAAAGCAAAAAGTCAGCTTACGATATAAAACTTGCAGTTACGATGGAAAATCATATTTATGAAATTCACGAAAAAAAAGACAATTTCTTAGACCTAGACTCTGCGACCAAAAGACTATCCGACGAGATGAGGCCGCATTTAAGTATAAGACATTTTAACGCATTTAAGATGTTATTTATAAACAATTGCACAGAGGAAGAGGTTGCAAAGTATTTGGGTTTTAAAACAAATGAAAAAAAACGTTCCGCAGGTTATAAACAGATAAAAAATCTAAAAAAAATATTTCACGAAAAAGCTAAACAAATAATAAGCGAAAGGGATATAATATAATGGATTTAACTGACGAGCAAAAAGAATTAGCTTTGGACATGTTTAATGATGATCCTAATATAATCAATATAACAAAAAGGGTTTTTGAAGACGATTCATTGGATGGAAGGTCTAAAGAGGGTCGTGCGGTTAGTAAGTTCTTAGCTAAGAATGGTTTAAAAGCTCAAACCACGAAGCGGCCAAAGTCAGATGACGTTACACTCTTAGAAGATCAAGTGGAAAAGGTTTTAGAGATGGAGGGCGAAGGCTTCAATACATCTCAAATAGCAGACGTTCTTTTTAATAAAGAAGTGAAGAGGCTAAGCAATGAATGGAGGGCTGTAAATGACATTCTAGGCCAAGACAGGGAAGCTCCAGCAGATGAGTCTTTAGCGACTTACGCTTCACCACAAGCTATTTCAAGAATAATAAAAAAAATCAACGACTCAACTGGATACGGCTTAGAAGAAAATAAAATGTCACGAAATCAGCGAACTTGTTGTGACAGGTTAAGAATTAATTTATCAAACTCAAGATTTGTAGCTATCGTAAATAACTACATTAACTCTAGAGACAAGGGGTTATTCGAGCAAGAATTTATTAGACTAACTTGGGATAAGCCAGACCTAACGCCAGACGAGCTTAATCTTTACATGAATGTATGTAAGGAAATCATTAATCTAGAACTAATTACATCTCACCTTCAAAAGTTAAATGATATGTTCGAGTCTGCAGATGATCAAGATGAGATGAGTATTAGACTGGCTGAAATTATTAAAGCTAAAAGCTCAGAGTATCACCAGTGCGAAACTCGTATCGAAAATTTGACAAAAAAACTTCAAGGAGATCGTGGCGCACGTTTAGCCAACAAACAAAGAGATACGGCCTCGTTTCTGTCTATTGTCCAACTTTTTCAAGAAGAGGAAGAAAGACAAAATATGGTGCGCATTGTAGAAATGCAAAAACAAGTAATTAAAAAAGAGGCTCAAAAGCTAGAAGGTATGGCGGCCTGGAAAGCTCGCGTCTTGGGAATAGGCATTGAAGATGTCTTATAAATGCAAAGAATGTGGGACCGAGTTTGAGACGGAGAAAAGCTTACATAGCCATCTCAAGGCTCACAAGATGTATGTAGGCGACTACTACGTTAAACACTACCCGCGATTTAACAAGCTAAATGGAAATCCGCTGCCCTTTAAGAAAAAAGACGAATACTTCGCAAATGATTTTATTAATCGATCTCAGCTAGTAAAGTGGTGTGAATCTGCGCCAGATAAAGAGGTTAAAGATTACATCATCGATCTGGGAAAGAAAAGGGTAGAAAGAAAAAAATATAAAAACGCGCCATTTCATTTAGAGCTTCTCAAGCGACAGTTGCCAGACCTAGATGTTTATAAAAAACACTTCGGCACATACACCAAAGCTTGTGAGGCTATGGGGTCGAAGCCTATATTTTATAAGGGTATGCCTAAAGAATTTAATGATAATGTAGATGTCGAAGTGCTGATCGATACTAGGGAGCAGCAACCGCTAGAGTTCAATAAATCTTCAATTTTAAAATTAGACTTCGGGGATTACACTTTAGGTGGAGATGATTTTACTAACACGTTCGTGGACAGAAAAAGTGCTGGAGACTTCTTATCAACTTTTGGCGGACAAGTGGATAGATTTAGAAGAGAGATGGAAAGGTGCGTTGAGTTAGATAGCTACATGTATATTGTTGTAGAAAAATCTATTAAAGCAATAGAAAAAGAAGCCGTGTTTACAAAAGGAAGAAGGGCTCCAAAACTGGGATGGGTGTTCTCTAATTTAATTTCTGTCCAACATGAGTTCGCGGGTCATTGCCAATTCGTATTTACAGATAGTAGGATCCATAGCGAAGAGATCATACCCAAACTATTACATCTAGGCGAAAAGCTTTGGGACGTAGATGTTCAATATTTTTTAGATAAGGAGGAAAGATGAGTTGGGATATAGGGAATCAAAAACGCTTAAGTAAAGAACCAATCAATCAACAAGTCATGGATCTTGAGGGTTATCTAGAGGATACGCAAGCAAAAATTTGGTTGTATAAATTCCTCAAAGAAAATGTAACCTTCACAACAGAATTGCTAACTGGTATAGAGTTATTCCCGTTTCAACACATGGCAGTAAAAGCTATGATGGAAAATGACTACTTTTTGGGGATATGGTCTCGAGGTATGTCCAAGTCTTTCTCTACTGGCATTTTTGCTCTGTTGGATGCTATGATGAATCAAGGTGTCCACATTGGTATTATATCAAAATCATTTAGACAGTCTAAGATGATCTTCCGTAAGATAGAAGATATATCTCAAGATCCCAAAGCAGAATTATTTCGACAATGCATTGGCAAGGTAAGCAAGTCCAACGATGAATGGTCCATGCAAATTGGCAAGAGTCGGATTACCGCCTTACCCCTTGGTGATGGAGAAAAGCTCCGTGGTTTTCGTTTTCAGCGCATTATTGTTGATGAGCTTCTGCTTATGCCAGAAAAAGTTTTGAATGAAGTGATTATGCCCTTCCTAGCTGTTGTAGAAAACCCGACGGAGAGGCAAAAAATTAAAGACGCGGAAGACGCAATGATCGAGGCTGGAAAGATGACGGAAGAGGAAAGAACTGAATGGCCATCTAATAAAATGATTGGGCTGTCTTCGGCATCCTATAAGTTCGAGTATCTCTACAAAATGTATCAAGCCTACGAAAATATGATCTTTAACCCTGGAGCAAAAAATCAAGGTAGAAGATGTATTATGCAGTTTAGTTACGATTGTGCACCCAAAGCCTTGTATGATGAAAACTTAATCTCACAGGCAAAAGGCTCGATGAGTCAATCGCAGATTGATAGGGAGTTTAATGCTCAATTCACGGACGATAGCGCTGGCTATTTTAAGATAAGCAAAATGGCAGAATGCACGATTGAAGATGGCGAGTCCCCTGCTGTTGAGGTGGCTGGAGAAAAAGACGCGGAATACATTATGGCATTTGACCCTTCTTGGTCTGAATCGGAAACATCTGACGACTTTGCTATACAAGTTATAAAGCTGCTACCCGAAAAAAAGAAAGGTGTGGTCGTACATAGTTATGCGCTCCCTGGTACAAATCTAAAAAAGCACATGACTTACTTCAAATATCTCTTGGATCATTTTAATATTATTATGATTGTGGGAGACTACAATGGGGGTGTTCAGTTTATAAACTCATGTAACGAAAGCAGCATGTTTAAAAAAGAAAAACTTCAAATAGGCGTTTTTGATCCAAAGTTGGATAATCCGCACGACTATGAAAAAGATTTGAGAGACGCTAGAAGAGGTTATAACAAAAGCAGCAATACTATATGTATTTTAAGAAAACCAGTGTCTAACTGGATCAGAAGTGCGAATGAAATGTTGCAAACAGCTTTCGATAGAAAGAAACTATACTTTGCGGCTACAGCAATGGACGACAATTATTCAATGCAAAAAGCTAAAAAAATACCAATTAAAGAACTAAAGTTTTCTAAGTACGAAGATGAAAAGAATGTCGGAGCTAAAATGATCGATTTTATTGAACATCAAAAAGATATGATTGATCTTACCAAAGCAGAATGTGCACTTATACAAGTCACTTCTTCTGCTGGCGGCACCCAAAGCTTTGACTTGCCGAGTAATTTAAAAAGGCAGAAGGGGGTAGATAGGCCGCGAAAGGACTCCTACTCCGCTATAGTCCTGGGCAATTGGGGGATGAATATATATTATGATATGATGAGTCTTCCAGAAGAAAGTGCTGCTAGTTTCACACCTATGTTTATATAAAAAAGTTAATAAAGTTACTTTTAAAAGTGTAATTAACTTTATAATAGGTTATGGCAAAAAGAAAATATAATAAAAAATCTAGCTATTGGAATAAGTTTACAAGAGTTACTCCTCAAATTTCCCAAGCTCAAGAAAATGTTGAGCCAGCTACAATGGGCGAGTCTTACCATGTTTCTCGCGGGTCGTATAATAGATCTGGCTCTATAGGAGGTTTATCGTCGTCAAATACTTCAAGCCGAATTAACAGGTCTTCTGTTACGACCCCAACTAATAAATATAGCCAAATTCGAGGAGGGCTTCTCCCTTATGAGATTTCATCTGATGGAATCAATGTTAGGGAGGCTATTGAGCTTTGTCAAAAAGCATATGCAAATGTGCCTATTTTTAGAAATACTATTGATATGATGTCAGAGTTTGCTAATGCTGAATTATATCTAGAGGGGGGCAACGCCACATCAAGGAACTTCTTTGAAAAGCTTTTAGACAGAATAAAAATTTGGGACCTTAAAGATCAATACTTCAGAGAATACTATAGAAGTGGCAATATTTTCTTGTACAGAATTGATGGAAAGTTTAGCTTAGATGATTATAAGAAGTTTTCTCAGAATATTTCCGAAGGGCCTTCTTTAAATAAATTTCCGCTAAAATATATTGTGCTAAATCCATTTGAGATAGTAGCAAAGCGGAGTACCGTTTTCAACACTAAAGACGGGGCTTACGCAAAAATTCTTTCTGAGTTTGACATGGAAAGACTATCAAACCCCAAGGACGATTATGATAAAGAAGTATTCGAAGCCTTAGACCCAGAAGTGCAAAAGCAAATTAAGGACGGCGCTTATTTTAAGGATGGACTCAAGATTAATCTAAAGAATGAAAAGATTTCTTACAGTTTCTACAAGAAACAAGATTATGAGCCATTTGCTATTCCGTTCGGTTATCCCGTTCTTGAAGACATCAACGCTAAGCTTGAAATGAAGAAGATGGATCAAGCTATTATGAGAACTGTTGAGAATGTGATTCTTATGATCACTATGGGGGCAGAGCCAGACAAGGGCGGAATCAATCCAAACAATGTCAAGGCCATGCAAAAGCTTTTTCAAAATGAATCAGTTGGAAGAGTGTTGGTTTCGGACTACACGACAAAGGCTGACTTTGTTATCCCAGATATTAATAAGGTTGTCGGTCCAGGAAAATACGAAGTCATCAATAAAGACATTAAAGAAGGGTTGCAAAATATCATTCTTAACGATGATAAATATAACGGCGCAGAAATTAAAGCTAGGGTATTTTTAGATAGATTGAAAGAGGCTCGTGAAGCATTTATTCAAGACTTCTTGCAACCAGAAATCAGAAGAATTGCAAAGGACTTGGGATTTAGATCCTACCCGACCGTGAAATTTAAAGACATTGATCTACGTGATGAAGTGCAGCTTATGAGAGTTTCTACAAGACTTATGGAGCTTGGAGTTATTACTGCAGAGCAAGGTATGGAATTATTTAATACTGGAAGATTTCCGCTCGCCAAAGAACTGGAGGGCGCTCAAAAGAAATTCGTCAGCCAAAGAGAAAAGGGGTATTTTAATCCAATAG